CCCATCCTTCTCTGAGTTTGGCAGAGAGATTACGCGGGTCCGCGTTGTTAAGAGTTGAAGTACGAATCCATCTATATGAATACCCAGCCTGTTTATCAGGTTCAGGGAGTAGTTCCGCAGGTTGCCATTGCTTAGGGCGCTCCGTTACTGCTCGGGTTTCTAGATCACGGGTTAGTTTAATGTCAGTCATTTTTATTTCTCCAGATTTAATACCGCACGGGCATATTGTTCATTAGTCAGACCTAATTTTTTTGCTAATTGGACTTGACTATCTTTTAATCTAATCTTGTTAGAGGCTGTACTGCGCGAAGCAGAAGCAACTACTGTACCCGGTTTTGTAGAGGTACTTTGGGATTTCGACTTAACATCTTCTGGTTCGTAGAAATTTTCACTAAACCGTTTTCGCATTGTTTTGTCCAAAGCGTTGTAATACTCATCTGAGCCTATACTAACTCCATCCTCTTTTAACTTTTCATGTAAGCCAAGAGCGGCGGCAGTCATTTCTTTATCCTGACCAAACCATTGGTTTTTATCTTGCCAAGCCATTGCTTTATAATCAGGTTTTACAACTGGAGCTTGATAGGACTGCTCTGTATGTTGTGTTTGTACACTATTATTTGAATCTTGTAAAGCAGGGGATTTAAAACTTTTTGCTTGAGCTAAACGAATGTTAGCTTCTTGCATTGCTTGTTGTGCATCAATGAGTTTATCGGTATCACCAATATCATATGCATCTTTATAAGAACGCTTAGCATTTTCAAGTTCATAGTTAGCTGCTGATGTAATAGCAGTAACAAAATCTTTCTCTCCAGACGTAATATAATTTTTATATCTACTATTTTCATCAAGAACTTTTCTAGCCAATTCAATAGCTTCTTTATGCTCTCGAATAGCGGCTTCTTTTTCTCTACGTTCGTCATGATAAACTTTACGCATCTGTTTAAGCTTCTGCTTAACATTATCATCATATTGTTCTAGCTCATCATTTTCAAGCTCTTCAACCAATTCTTTAGGCATTGGTTGTCTATTTCTATCTTCTACGGGGGTATCATTTTCAATTTCAATATCTAGTGCTTCTTCTACTTTACCACCAGTTTTTAAATTCTGTTCATCTGGAAAAGTATAGGATTCATTTGCGAATTCAGGCATTTTGTACTCCTTTATTTGCGACGAATACCACGAGGGTCATCAACGATGGCCTCTACAGTATCTTCATTGATTATACGGAACTCGCGGCCATGGATAACCAAACGGCTACCTGAATTGGGGCGAACTAAAATAAAGTCACCTACTTTACACCACGGACCATTAGGGTATCGTGTTTTATCGAGATAACAATCAGGACCTAAAGCGACTACGAATAATACGGTAGTTAGGGCTTCTTCTGTCCGCATTGTTTCATCTGCTTTAACTAATCCGCTATCATATTCTTTTTCCGTTTCTGGAATTGCGCAAAGAACACGGTAACCGGATGGTTTCGGTAGTTGTGAGGCTTTATCTTCATCTGTGGCATCAAATCTGTAGACACCTGCTACTTGAGGGTTATCGGGGTTTGTGCCGATAAGTATTTCACTCATCTAAATTCTCCAATCGTTGTTTGAGGTCTACAATTATTCCACATGCAGCTTCGAGTCCTCGTAGCTGGCCACATATGTATCGATACTCTTCTATCGTAGGACAATTACCTCGGAATAACGCTTCGGAAAGCATATCCATTCGGTCTTTGTATTCTGCTAGAAGAACTTCGTATATTTTAGCTTCCATTATTTACCTTTTGTCGGTGGTTGAACTTGTTGTGTATTTAGGGCATTTAAAATAGCTTGGTCTTTTTGATGACCATGATTCATTGTTTGTTGCCCTGCTTGGTGAGCATGACTACCCTTTTGTTGCTTCTCTTGAAAGTTTTGTGTAGAAATATGTTTTAAAACATCTACCCCTGTAGACATCATTTGTTGTTTACTCATAGCACCTTGTTGTGCAGCCGCTTTTAATAAATCATTTTTTTGTTGGGATGCAGCGATTTGAGCTTGTGATTCAATGCGCTTTTGCTCTATTTGTAATTGTTGCAATCTATACTGGTTATCTGCTTGGTCTTTAGCAGCTTTACGTTGTTGGTCTTGCTGTTTAATCTGTAGTTCTTGTTGCTGCATTTGAACTAGCGGATCTTGAGCTTGTTGCTGTGCTTGTTGTTGCTGTGCTTGACCTTGGTTTTGTTGTAATAGTTGTTGTGCCGCTTGTGCTAGTAATGGTGCTAAGCGAACTTCAACTTGAGGATCCATAGGAATATCTTCGCCTGATACATCTTTTTCAGGTGGTAGCGTCATCCCTAGTTGTTTCTCTATCTCTAGACGGTAAGCATAACCTAAGTGCTCATTAATATGCGCCATCATAGCCGCTTGCATTTGAGGAGCTTGAGGGTTACCTTGTAACAACGCCATAATCTTCGGGTCATGCATCGCAGCTTGGTGAACAGTAATATGCGCTTCATGGTTTTGATAACTGAAAGCTTTAATAGGCTTCATCATTAGCACATTCTGATTTTCTGTTACTGGATCCATCGGTTTCTGGTCATCATCCATCGGGATAAGCTTATTAGCATTCTTGATACCTAATACTTCAAGCATACCTCTATGTAATAGCGGAATGTTGTATATCTGTGGTGCACCTTGAGCTAGTTGAATAACTGCTTGGTACTGTACAATTTTTTGTGCCATTGTTGAGGCATTAGGGTCAGAAACTGGAATAACGTCTACATTCTTATAGTCTGACTTCTTAGCACGACGTGAGCCTTCTTCTGGCTCGTAGCTATACTCTTCTGGTGTATAGTCGGCAATAATAGTCTTTAATAGCCCTAATTCTTGCTTCATTGAGTAGTGTATGCGGGCTTGAACGGCGCTCATTACTTTTAACGTGCGCTCTAATATAGCAAGCGTTGTACCTACTGGAGAATTAGCTGACATGTCAGACACCTGCATATCTGCTGTATTAGCGAATGACCTGCCTTCTTCAATAATCTGGTTCAATAATAATAGAAGTGTCTGGCTTGGTTCTTTATATGGCAACGGCATGATGTTGTCACGCATTGACCCTGACGGCACATCTACATCACGGAACTCACCAGGAGCGATAGGCGTATCATCGCCTTTAACACGTAGACCTCTAGTCTTAAAGCCACCCGGTAAATTAGATAGCGTACCTGCATCTACTAACTGACGGATAAGAGATGTACCAGACTTAGCGAACGCACCAACTAAATGAATAAGCCCGAAGCAATAGAACCCAAACCCTGGCACATACCCATAATGTACAAAGTGTTGTCGTTTCTGTTTAGTCTCGTCATCAGGCATCCAATTACGTCTAATAGCTAGGATAGTATTACTGCCCTTTTCTAAAGTAACTACGTACGGTAGAGCGATACCTGTCTCATCACCGTTCTCATCTTTATCTTCGTAACCTACTAGGTTTAAGTCTACATGCATCTCAAGTATTTTATAACGTGAGTCACTAGAAGCTCTAAAGCCCATCTTTTCAGCAATCTTTTTTTCTACTTCATCTAATACATTGTCAGGCGTACCTAAATCTACATCTAGGTAAAACCCAGCATTCTGTAGTCGTGCTAGTTCATTCTCAGTCTTACGCATCACATGCGTCACACGTTCAGCTGACTCTAAGCTCGATGCCCCGTAAGGCACTACAATGTCCTCTGCTGGTACGTACATCGATACTTGACGCTGTAACTGCGGGTCGTAATAGACCTTCTTAAACGCGTTCCCTGATAGTCCTAGACCCCATAACATGCGCTCATGCTCAGGGCGGTACTCTTTCATTACGTCCATCAACTGGAAGTTCATATCTTCTTGAACCCGTGTAGCGGACTCTTTCTTATCTTGTGACTCTTTACCTATAATCTGTGTCTTAACTGGACCAGCTGCTGGGAACGTACTCATCATAGTTTCAGCTTGGAACTTAACAAGTGCTTCACTTAAGAGTGGGTGATATACACCACATGCACCTTCCCAAGGTTCTGAGCGCTCTTCAATCTTTAGTCCTAACAACTCTAAGCCATCTACATAAGTCTGTATCCAATCTTTACGTGAGCTACAGTCATCTTCATAGTCAGCAGTCAGTTCGTTCGCAATAGATATCATCGTAGCTTCATCTAAATACTCAGCTAAGTTATCATTAAACTCATCATCCATCTCATCTTTAGGTTCTAGGTCAATCTCTAATCCGTCCATACCAATATGAACACCTTCAGGGTTATCGACTGTAATCTCTAAATCAGGAGAAGCATTTTTGCTAGGCTCCAAATTATCTAAACCTACGGGTGCTTGTGATAAGCTTTTATCTATTGCCATAATTTATCCTTTGTTTTCAATCTCATAGAGCCAGTCGGCTACTTTATATAGGTCTGCCGCTTTATAGGCACTTTTAATTGCATTTGCTTTCATACTAATTATAACGATATTACCTTCTACATATCCTAAGTCAGGATTAATTCTATCTAATGAAGGACTTGTAGATACTGTACTGCCATTACCATACCATTTAAACTCTGTACCATATATGGGGCATCTATCTGTCAATAAGCTATTAAGATAGGTAGAGGTTACATTAAATGGAACACCCTTTTTTATTGCCCTATTTTTAGCATCATCACGAGCCTTAGTAACCCACACTTTCATAGGATTGTTTAGTTTCCATTTTGCAGCTGTAATCTTATTTCTTTCTTTTCTCTCTCGTTCAGTAAGCATCTTTACTCCCTTTAGTCACGAAGTTAAC